AAGGTTCATTTGCCTGGCTCAATGCCTTTCTTTTTAGTAGAAGGTTTTGAAGGGGTTATTCCAGAAGGAACACCTTACGCACAACTAATACCTTTTAAAAGAGAGGACTGGAAGTCGGAAATTAAAATAGAAGATCCGTCTAAAATTCCTACCAAAAATTATGAAAACTCTATGAAGTATAGAGTTCCAGATGGTGGAGTATATAAAAATCAAGTATGGGAACCAAGGAGATATGAATAATGCATGCCTATGATGAAAACAATAATGAGTGGTTTACAAAAGATCGATCAGAAACAGTGTCTACTAGAGTTGTTAGATCTCTGGGAAATAACATTACTGTTGAAAACCCAGGTATTGGTTTAAACATATATAGAAATACGTTTTCAACTGAAGATGCTAAAAGATATATCAATACCCTTGAATCAAACCTAAGTGAAGACAAAACATATAAGTGGTCTGATGCTACTGTTACAAACTCTCCAACCCCAATTAAAAGAGCAAGAGATTGTGTAGACTTTAAGTATAAGCCAGAAAACTTGGGTCCAAGAAACGAAAACAATGCCGAACTTATCGATTTGCATCAAGAAGTATATGAAAAGTTAAAACTTTGTATAGATGATTATGCCAGATACTGGGGCATAAATGTTGTTTATTATGAAGCATTTAATTTTGTTAAGTATGAAGGAGAAGGAACACACTTCAACATTCATGCAGACCATGGACCAGCATACAACTGTACAGTTTCTGCTGTTATATATATTAACGATGATTATGAAGGCGGAGAAATTAGGTTTCCAAGACTAGATAACTATACTCACGTACCAAGGGTTGGAGATATAGCGGTATTTCCATCAAACTATATTTATGAGCATGCGTCGCTCCCTATGAAGTCTGGAACAAAGTATTGCGTTGTGGTAATGACAGATATAAACAAGTTGGGACATCCAGATTCAAAATGATTAATCTATCCGTTGAAAAAATGAATGGGTCTCCCATTGTTGTTTCTCCAATGTCTATTAAAAGAGAGTGGATGGACGTAACTCCGCAAGGGCATGCCTATAGATGTTTTCCTGTTACCCAAGCAAATATGGTCGGATGGAGTCTTTCTTGTGAAGAAGACATTAGGTTTATTTGGAACGGAATAAATGATACAAGTTCAGAAAATGTAAAGATCCTAGATGAAAAGCAATACATGTATACAGGTCGTGGACAATCAACAATAAGTTTTAGTACTGGTCTGGTTTTTAGGTCTGATGAAAATATTAGTTTGTTAACAATAAACCCAGTAAACTTTTTTAATGAAGATTTCGAAACCATGTCTTCTGTAGTTAGCACATCATTTTATCCTAACCCACTTCCACTTGCAATTAAGGCCAGAGTTGCAAATAAGGAAGTTACTATAAAAGCAGGCACCGTACTTGCTACAATAATTCCAGTATCTCTTACAATGATGAACAATACCGAAATTGTTATTAATGATTATATAGATAGAGATCGTGTTCGTGAGAAAGCAAATAGAGAATATGGCGAAGCAGCCCAAAAGATTAATCAGGCTGGACAGTGGACAGACTGGTATAGAGATGCAGTTAATGAAAAAAATGAAACTGTTGGAAGACATGAGGCAAAAACATTAAAACTTTCTGTCATAGACAACACATCGGCCAAAACGGTCACAGACTAGAGAAAAAAGAGATATAATGTTATGATGAACAATAATCAAGAAGCAGTAGTCGTAAAGAGAACCCCATCACTTACCCCGTCTGGATTTTTTGGTAATGGTCCAGAAATGATTGTTGAACTAGAAAATTTTATGACACAAGAAGAAATTGACTTTTTAGAGAAGGCTGCAAAGTCTTTAACAATCTGGGATGTAACTGAGAGCCATGTAAATGAAAATGGAACAGTTGTGTATGACTCAGATTATTGGAAAGACAGAGTGGCCACTCAGCCAACTTTAGATAAAAATGATCCTAAAATATCTCCAATAGTTGCTGGTCTTTTTCAAAGACTAAAGCCAATTGTCGAAGAGTTTTATAAGGTAGAAGTCATCCCTACTGGCACAACAATTGTTAAATGGCTACCTGGACAGTTCCAGAATCCACACGCAGATAAAGAACTACATGAAGGTCCAGATGCTGGAACGCCAAACGATTTTCCTAACTATGATCTTTCTAGTTTGTTTTATTTAAATGACGACTATGAAGGTGGAGAGTTATATTTTCCTCTGCAAGGAGTTCAGTTTAAACCTAAAAAGGGTGCAGCATATTTTTTCCCAGGGGACAAAAACTACATCCACGGAGTAACAGAGATTAAGAGTGGTATTAGATACACCTGCCCATTTTTCTGGGAGATTACAAAGCACACTGGGGAAAAGCAGCCATGACAGAAAACTCTATAGAGTCAATTGAGATATACCCTAATATAGTTGTATACAAAAATGCTTTTAGTGATATCTTAGATACTTATAATGCACTAAAAAATTCTGTTGGTGAAGAAGAAGATTTATTTAGCCCATGGACACAGTGGAGTATTTTTGGAGAGTATCTAAATCCAACATTTAAAGATTTGCCACATAGACTAGACATTGAATCTATTAAAAAAATAGAAACTAAAACAGAAAAACAAGAAAGTCAAAAAAGAGCAATTCTTGAATTACTTAACGGTTTTTATACAGTAACAGGAGACTATATTTCTAAAAGAGATATTGATTTTGATCAAGATAGACTGGTCGTAGCAAAAGATGGAACTAAAACACAAGACTGGGTGTTTAATGGTCCATCAATAGCAAGATATAGAACAGATATAGAGGGTGAGGTCGCAATGACATACCACTCTGACTATATTAGAGAGCCAATAGTAAGCCCAGGATATAAGTTTGCAGTTACGGCACTTGCCTATTTTAATGATGACTATGAAGGCGGAGAGATTGACTTTATTGTAGATGGTGAAGTCTTTATGTATAAGCCAGAGGCAGGAGATTTTTTGGTTTTCCCATCAGGTCACCCAGACATATTAACAAAAAATGGATCTGTTTACATTCATGGCGTAATGCCTGCAAAGGGAGCAAATAAGTATCTTTCTAGAATGTACTGGATGAAATATTCTGTTGGTGATGATGAGTGGTTTGAAAAAGAAGAAGAGTTTGGCAAAGAAGTGTGGCAAAGCATGCAGCCAGAAATAATGGAAAAGTTTAGATCTGAACATCCAAACAGATTTAGTGCACAAAATGAAAGAAGGATAAGATGAACCTAGATAATAAAGTAAGGCTAACAGAAGATATTATTCTTTTTGAAAACTTTTTAAATGAAGAAGAGTGCAAAAAGGCAATTCAAGTTTTAGATGCACAGGCTGCTAACGAGAAGATTAGTTGGACACCAATATCTTTTTATGAATCATATTCTTCTGTTTTACCACAAGACGGAGATGCAGAACTAGAAGAGTTTGGGTTATCATCAAACTTTTTTTCTGATGTTAAAAGTGGAATAATTGATGCAGTTGCTTCTGTCCATGAAATTCCTAGAGAAAAGGTTGTTCAGATTGGTTACCATACACAAAAGTGGGAGCCAGGAGCATATGCACGACTACACTCAGACAATACAGATGAACATGGAAATACTGGACCATTTGAAAGAAGCAGATACGCTGCATTCTTGTATTTAAATGAAGATTTTGAGGGAGGTTTGTTAAGATTCCCAAGTCATGATATCGAAATTCCTCCAAGAACTGGATTGCTTGCAGCATTTGCTGGGGGACATAAAAATATGCATGAAGTAACACTAATCACTAAAGGTGTTAGATATACTCTTGGATCATTCTGGGATGATAGAGAAGAAGATGCTTATCCACAAGAACTTAGAGATCAGTGGAAAGAAGAAATGCAGAAAATTAGAGATGCTCAAAAGGTTGAAAAAGAAGAGTGGCAAAAGTTACTTCAAGATGGATATAAACTTGATGTAGAAGGAAAACCATATAAGGCTGAGGAGTTGGGATAAATGACTGCATTTTTAAAGCAAGAGTTAGAAGATGGTGGATTTGTAGTAAATGAAATTGTAGACAATGTTATTGTTGTTGAAAATTTTTTATCTCCAGATGACCTTAAAATTATTACAGACATAATTGATGGCTTGCCAGAAGAAGACTGGTTTATAGAGTATACACAAAATCTTAAAAGGTTTTGTTTAGAAAAATTTGGCAGAGATGATGTAGATAACTTGGTTGCAGAAGGAAAGTTTGAGATAACCCAAGGATGGGAAGACAAAAACTATAACCTTGAAAATGAACCAGTGACACACGGAATTATTGAAAGACTAAATCATTTTGTTAACTTGGCAGATCCATCATTAGAGGCAAGTGGTCTAAAGACTTTGCAGAGAATGCAAGAGGGTATCCAGTTAAAGGCCCATACAGATCAAGATACAGATCCATCCATTAGGTATGCCACAATTATCTATATAAATGATAACTATAATGGCGGTGAGTTATTCTTTACTAATAAAGACATAGAAATAAAGCCAAAGCCTGGATCTTTGATTGTATTTCCTGGTACAAGTGAGTTTAACCATGGAGTAAGACACGTACAGGCTGGTCCAATCAGATATGTTTTAGTTGGTTTTATAAAGGTTATAGATTTTTATAAGAATAATAAGTACTAGAGAAATGATGATTCTATGAATAAAGTGATGATAGAAAATAAAATTTACTACTATGAAGATAGTGTTAAAAATTTTGACAAGTTGATGCAGACCATTGATGAAGTTGATGCTCTTGATAAAGAGTATGGAATAGAAACTTGGCTAGACTGGACAGCATCTAACGATAAAAGTTTTCTTTATGGTAAAACCAAAACTTTTGACATAAATCAAATAAACAATATCCTTATAGACCCAGAGTATAAAGAAAAAATGACGTATATTTATAATAATATCATGGAGTCTTTTTATG